TACCAGCATCTAGTTCAAAGTCTAAGTTATATTTTTCTTGAGTGAGTAATAACGCTTCGTTTTCAAGCCTTAATCCTCTATCCATTTCTTTTTCACCGTCTTTTGATATGGCTACTTTTTCAGCTAGTAGTTCATATATTCCGGCCGGTAATGACTTGCCTCGTGCTAGTGGCTTGACGGTTTTAGCTTTAGTGCTAGTGACTACGCCTTTTCGTAACTCTAGCCAGCTTTCACGATCGCCAGACTGACTTATCTTAATTATCTTCATCTAATCGCTCCAAAAGTTTAGCTTTTTTACCACTATCTTCAACTTTTTTAATTTCGTCAAAATCTGCGTCTTGCTCAATTTCAGCAATACCACTTATTCCGCCTAATACTTCTGGTAAGTAAGTTTTAATAAGTTGCGATGCAGCTCCATATCGTAGTTTAAGTTTACGGTTTTGGCCTAACTTCCAGCCAATCTTCAAACCATTTTGGCTAGATGTATAACCAGAGTCTTGAGCGTCTTTAAAGTAAAATGTATCTTCAATAAACTCATCACCTTTTCTGACTACTATAGAACATTGCTCGGGAGTTTCGTTAGTATATGATACAGACCAACCAAATAATCGCAGTCGCTTAATTAGTGCAGCGCCCCAAATAGTTACTCGTCCACCAACTATATATAAACTATTTAAACTTTCAACTGGTGTCATGCCTAATTCAAAACCAGCTTGTAGCTTAACAACTAATTGTTCTGGTGATTTTGCATCAGCTGATGTAGCACCACCAGCAATTAAATCAGTTGCAAGTTGTTTCATCTGGCTATAAACAATCGGGTTAAAAGCTGATGATGTTTGTGTGGCCACTGCCGTTGCTTTTTCTAACCTAACTTCTTGTTGACGTAATTCTAACGCTTTTTCTTCTTTAGATTTTTTAACTTCTTTAATTGGCAATACTTCACCTTGAATTGGTTTATTTTCTTTATCCATTTGCTAATCCTTTCGCTTGATTTATATATTTATTTTAGCATAGACGTAAACAAATTACAACCATTATTGATAACATTTTTATAATCTGATACTATTTAAGTGTATACGTGTTTTATATCTTAATTGTTTATAATTTCTTTCGCGGGACTCGTATACACTAACGCTGCATTCGTGCGGCGTTTTTTATTGCAAAATCTTAATGGTTATAATATTATTAACTTATTATAGAAACGATGGCCACGATATGTTAAAACGAGCTATACGCACCTAAATCATAGCGACATATATTTGTTGCTCACCATAATTAAAATAACTCCCATTGCTACTCCATAGCTATACTACAGGGAGTTATTTTAATGTTGCTAAAACTATAACCAAGTTGTATTATTATAACAACTGATCGCTATTACGTTTTGCAATCAGGGGTATAAGGTAAAGTCATATAGAATTTAAAAAACCTCCTTTCGGAAGTTCTTTAAATCGCCTATTACGTCAATATTTATTATATCAAATAATGAATACTTATGCAAATACTTTTACAAAAATGTTCTTAGTCATTAAAACTAAATAGATTTTGTAGATGACGTTAAAACCAAGCTCTGATAAAAAGCCCCCTATCACGTCAACTTGGTCAATGCGATGTCTATACATATCGGGATATTACCACCTAGTAGGTTAGATAGCTAAACGGTCTTAGGTATATGTAAAAGGTTTATAACTTCCTAATCTAGTAATAGCTAAGATAAGGGGGCTGTATGTCTAAAATAATAATTGGAGTAAATTATGAATAAGCAATGTGAAGTATGCAATAATGAGTTCTATTCAAATGGTGAAAACGACTGTATGGATTGTAGGATTAAATCATTTACAATTAGTTCAACTAAAAGAAACTTCTATAAAGATAAGGCATCATGGAATAAAATTGCTAATGAAAATCTTAGTGCTATATCAAAACTATACTACAAGCCTAATTTAAAGCATCGTAGGCAGGTTGTAGACTCAAACCTTAATATGATGTCAGATATTAATTAATATTCAACACAAGGACTTATAACGTTACTACTACTTCTTTTTTAGTTCCACTTAGTTTTATAATTGGTGAGCCTAATTCCATTGGGCTCAACTGCATAGCCTCGGCATAACTGTTACTCCACTCTAAATAGCCACCTGCACTGACAAGTGTTTGTTGTCGTTTTTCAACTGTTTCAGAGTAAGGATTATATTCCATTACGGCTGTTTGGGCGGTGCTTAGTGAGTGATTATGCGAACCAATATATACATCAGCATTAGATACAGTTGATTGACGCATTTGGTCAACACGATTTAATTTTGAACCAATTAATTTTCCGCCGCCAGTTGTGTGATGGAATACTATAGTATAAGCTGTTCTATTTATTAATTTATTACCATGTTTACGTGATCCAACCTTAATTTTTAATAGGCCACAATACTTACAATAGACATCTTGTACTTTTATACCTAAAAACGATAACAATGATACTGTCGGATCGAAACCAGCAAAATCAAATATTCTTCGTTCGTGATTACCCATAACAGCGCCAATAATTTTATCTTTAATTGGCATTAATAAGTCGGCTACTTTTTGAATTTGCTCTTGTAAGTCCATATCCTGTTCAAATGGGCTTGATTTACTTTCACGAGTTGCCGTATTTAGTAAATCGCCATTTAATATAACACGAGCGTTTGGTGTATCTTTTACCCATTTAATATAACCGTCAATCTTACGCCTTGATTCTTTACCAAAGGCTTTATCGCCCATATGTAAATCACCAATTACTAATAAAAAAACCTCATCGCTATTAATCTCAACTGTTTTTGTTATCATACCACCCCTTTTTTATTAATTGTACAAATGTTTTAGTTGATTATAATTATGTAAACATTGTTTAAATGCTATATCTGATATTGGATTAAATTCATAATGGCCTTTAGCTTTAGTACATAGCATTTCATTACTGTATTTTGCACGTTCTATTTCAGCGATAGCTTGTCTTGCTGTAGGTGGTTTTGGTGGTTCATATAATTCATGTAAATAAACATGTGTATCTATTGGAATAACAAATTGGTTAGTTTCTATATTTCTAACCATTGTTAATAATAAATTCTTACCAAAAGTCCTAGCAGTCCATTCATTATGATGTCTGTTAGTATTGCCTTTTTTATCAATGTTTAATCTTGTGTCAGGGAGTTCTATCTCATTAATAGGAATTGATATTCCATTTCGTGTCGGATAGTATAACTCGCTCATCAGTCACAATCACCGTCTATAACTGATTCTAAGCCTTTGTGGCCTAGTTTATGTATTAAGTTGAGTATTAACTCGTCTATAATATCTTGCTCATACTCAAAGCTCTCAAACGGCTTAATTTTTATATTTAATTCTTCACTCATCACCACTCCTTTTTATGTATGTTATTGCATCTATAACTCGTTTATCCATTTCACGCTGTACCATATAATCAAGCATGTTTAAATCTTGATATTTAAATTCAATTGATAATGATAATTCTTCAAGCTCACTATCTGATAAATATTTAAGGCGGTTGTCCTCTGGTAGCGCTATTTCATATGTTTCATTGTCATCAATATCGTCACCTTGCTCATAGAACTCTGAAAAATCGCTCATAATTCAATACTGTATATTTTAGATAATAAAAAACGCTGCTCATCATTGAGCAGCGAATAAAGTATTAGTGGGTCACTGATTGGTGCATATTCACCATATTGCTTTCGTAGTTCCGAATATTCAATGGCCTGTTCGTTAGTAATAACTATTCCAGCTGTTTCAGCCATTGCAATTGCATCGTAGCAACTATCATCTATTTTATTATATTTGTTTTCAGATGTGTCTTCGCTAAATACAATCTTTTCCATAACGACATTATACACTTATTATATTAATAGCAATACTATTTTAGTAGTGAAGCAGATGAACTATCGCCAACTTTGCTAGAAGCTAGGCTAGTGATGATTGACATAATCGCACCAAGTAGGCCAGCTAAGATAACTGGTAGCCAATTGACGTTCATTAGGTCATATGGTGATGACATATAAGTTACACCGATAATTGATATGATGACTTGTGCAAAAGTCTTTACAGCCCTCTCGCTAGCGTCTTGCCAAAATGATATTGTGAACATTACTTTGTTACTCCTGTTAATGTTTTTTTAACCCATCCGATAAAGTTTACGAGCATCATCTTGATGGACAAAAGTAATTTGTGGTTTTCAACGTCTAATGGACTGTCAGTCGCAATAGTAATAGCTTGAGTTGCAATTTCATCGGCTTTTTCATCGGCTAGGCGTTCTAGCTCGGCTTTTTGAGCAGCAAGTTCGGCCGCTAACTTATCAGCAGCTAGTTGTTCGGCGACTTGTTTAGCTTTTAAATCAGCGGCCAACTTATCAGTCGCAGCTTTAGCATCAGCAATCGCTTTAAGACGAGCAACCTCGGCCAGTCTAGCTGTTTCGGCCTTATTAGTAGCTTCTTGTTCAAGACTAAGGCCACGCTTAACACCTATGAAGTCAGCAATGCCACAAGCTATAGCGTAGGCGTCTAGGTAGTCATCAGCGTCTGTGATGCTATCAACATCTATAAATCTAGCTTCGATTAGAACGCTTTCACAGTTGATGTAATTAATCCAACCAAGTGGCCAGTTACTAGCCTGAATATCTTTAACGCCTCGGCTTTTAAGGCCAGTAAGTTCAGTCATAGCGTTTAAAATAGAGGTGGCTAGTGGCCACTGTTCAAGATTATGGGCTGTCCAAACTTCATTACCAGTCCCACCACCAGCATTGCGATGAATTTGAATAGCGTAGGCTGTACCAGCAGCAAAGTTATTATTTACCCAGTTAATCTCGGACTGTAAATCACCAACATCGTGTGGCATTTTAGCATTAGGTATTCCCCAAGCTTGTAAGTATTGAATAACCCTATCGGCCATTCTTACGTTGTCATTAGCTTCGTATTGGCCTTGACCAACAGCGCCAACATCAGTCGCAGGATTGTGGCCAGCTGATATTACGATAGTTTTTGCCATTTTAACCTCCTATTTTCATGTATACTAATGCTACTTGACATACCATTCCTAAAATACCAACAACAACAACCCTATAAAACCACCTCAAATTACTTTTTAATGGGCGATATGTAAGATGCACTTTTTTAATTTCTTCGTCGATATAACACTTGATTTTTTTTTCGCTCGCCTCTATCTGTTCGGCAACAATTTTACCAATTGGCTGCGCTATTAGCATGTCTAGCTTTTCATTTACACTACTAAAACTTTCTTTTGTAGAATTTTTTAATTCTAATAAATCTTTAGCAACTGCTTCAAGTTGGTACACCTTAGCAGGCTGCTCTAGCTCGTCTTGTGTTTTAGTAGTCATTTAATTACCTAAAGCATAAAAATTTTAATAACAATGTTCCAGTAGGTGCGCCAGCTTTTGTCCAAGTTAATGTAAACCCATCAGCATCAAATGATTTTACAATAGCCGTCTGTTCTGTACCTGATGATGGTGATGACTCAATAAATACTGCTGCGTCTGCTGCTGTTACGCCTGAATAATATTGTGATATCATACTATTATTTTTTGCGCTATCAGTCATACCCATACCAAACATAGCTGAATTTGCTATAGCATAAAATACGATAATTGATGACGGAATAAATCCAACGCCTGTATATGCAACATCGCCGCTTGCTGCCGTTAAGTTTCTAGTAGTTGCAACCATTTTTGAAAATAAAGCGCCATTACCAGATGTAGTCGCTATTTTAGCGCCTGTTACATTTCCGTTTGCTATTTTAGTAGTGGTGATCGCATTATCTGCAAGTCCAGTTCCAGCTGATAACGCTTCAACATTTTCGACTACATTGTTTAAATCTGATGCAGGTAGTATATCAAACGGTGTAAAAACCATTGATGGATTTGGTAGAGCCATTATTTTATCCCCTTATAAACTTTATTTAAATATTTAAAATCACCATTGCTATTTGCAATTGATATAGCTTGACTTGATGTGACAGTATTAGCAACTTCGTCTAGGTATTTTTCAACTGTTTTTATATTACCGTCTGACGTAATCATAATTAGTGAATATCCATTATCATCTATATAATAATTTTTAGCATATCTATAGATTTTGTACGATGTAGTTGAATATCCAATATTCCCATTAATGTCTGAATATTTATAACCAAATTTACACGCTTTAACATCTATAACATCGCTGTTTATTTTAGAATATAAAGCTGGTACGTTTATTTTTGGGGATTGTTGCATTTTGTTCTCCTTATATTAGTATAGCAATTAGATTAATTGTTGGTCTAGTTTGCACTTTCTTGTAATAAATAATATTTGATGCTTAATCCTCCAGCTGTATAGGGAGTTGTTATAACACCATTGACTAATGTAGTATCTAAAATATATAAATTATTACTATCGACATTTACTGATATTCTATTAAATTGAGCGCCAGTTCCTGAATTACCAACAATAGATTGGAAGGTAGTTGGCAATAGAACATATTGATTACTATAATTTATATAAGCAATTACACTAGGAATATAACCTAGCCCATGATTTATAGTTAATGGACTTCCTAAATAATTTGTCCACACTCCAGCGCTACCACCAGATACAGTATAACTGTTAGTTGTTGAATTTCCACTTGAAACTATTTTAAAAATATTTTGATTACTATTGAATATTAAATTACTATTTATAGCATTTAATACATCTATATTTGGCTTTGATAGTTTCATGCTAAAATCATCACCAGATGCTAATATAAGCATACGTGGTATATTATTTTGATCACGACCAATAATTCTATCATTATCCTGCTCAAATCGTAATCCACCTGCGATTGAGTCTACTGATTGTTTACCTGTTGAATATATATCTGCCATTTTAACCTCCTAAATCGCTAATACATCTGTGCCATCTAATACTGACTGATCGAGCGTAAACCAACTATATATATCTGTATTTTGTACTGTTAATTTTTGCACAAAATTATTATCACGAAGTCTATTCTCTATTTTAATAACTTTAAAGTCGCCAGTATAATAATCAACACCAACAGTTACTACATCATTTAATTGTAAAGCAGGATTTACATATACTTCTATCTCTAACTGACTAGCAAATTCACTATATGATTGAAGTATTGGAATAGATAAAGCATCACATTGTTCTATTGATTGGATAAAGTTATTATTAATTTCTAATACTTTTTCACCATATTTATCAATACTATTTTGATTTACTTCTTTATACCTAATCGAATCAATAACTTTTGCAGGCGTTCCCCATACTTCTAGGCCGTCTATAGTTACTTCAAAAGCATTATTATTTTTAAAAAATATAGTGTATGAATTAGTTTTTAATGATACGCCTGTTATTGCTACTGTAGCAGTAGTACTATCTGATGTTTTAATAGCAGTGTACCATGATGTAACTGATGAAAACCCTTGTGTAGGTTGAGTTATTGACGTACATGGGTCTGTAAGGCTTATATTAAATACTCTAGATGTATTTGCGCCTATAGTTATAGGCTCTCCACCTCCAACTAATGTATATACAGGTTGGAATGGTTGCAACTCTCTAATATCAGCGTTTATTTTTACAGTGTTTATAATGTTGTCATCTGCCGTAGTTTTAATATCTATTACATTATTTTTATCAAATGTAAATGATGACGTATTAGTTACGTGGTATCTGTTATTAAATCTAATTAAACCAGCTTCATCAAGCCATAGATTACCCATTTCAGCTTCCATAAGACTTCTAAATATTCCACCAGCATTTGTATCAGCATCATAGAATACAAAAGGTATGACATTTATACCAATATCAAGACTATATTGTGACGGTAATATACCAAATTGATTAAATATTTCAATTAATACCTCATCAGTAGTAGCGTTTTGCATTGATATTGTTTCAGTGATAGGCATTGTATATATTTCTGACAAAAAATCTAAAGCGTGGAATGTTGCTGTTTTGCTAGTATCATCAATAACTGGCATTTTTTCACTTGTGCCAACAAATTGAGGTAGGTTTATATTATTAAATCCAGCTAATAATCGTAGTGGTCGCTTAGGCAAAATAAATTGGTCGATTGGCGAACCTGAATTAGGTGTAAAATAATTATCAGTATTTTCTAACATAATATCAGCCATAGCCGATGATACAGAACTAGGAAACTCTAATTGTCTTGTCCACTCCATAAAAATAACTCTATCAGTATATGAGTCATACGCATATTTATCCCATTGCTGTATAGGATCGTTATTGTCTGGCGATAGAACGTCTATACCGTCAAGTACTGATGTATCAAGTGTAAAAAAACTAACATCTTCATTATATGATTTGTCAAACGCCATACGATATGCCCAACTTAAAGGTACTACATTACCATTCATTAAATCAGTGAATTGTGTAGTTACGGTTTGCATTAGCTAACCACCGGCAATTGTAATGTTTCTCTAAATGTAACCTGTAGGCCGCTAATTGAACCACAATGGTTTACTATATCTTTTTGATTAATACTCATTCTTACAGATACGTCTGATATTGAATAATAATCTATAGATAATCGTGGATATTTAAATAGTGTTAATTGCCTATCGTAAAATGCCCTAATAGCATCATAGTCAGCTTGCGATAAATATTCCCACGTATGTGACCATTGACGTTTTTGTCCAATAAAATATGTTTTTACATCACCTAATAGATTTTCAACATCTGTTGCTTTTTCAATTGGCGTTTCAGTTAATGGTATTTCTAGCATTGGTAGCGTAAGTGTTGCTACGTCATCTGTTAAAGTAATATTAATCATTATGCAATACCAATCTGGGCTTTACCATTTGCCCTTAATTCTTCATTTAATCTATCAATTAATCTTTTAGCTAATGCTCGTTCTTCTGACGGTGATGATGTCATAACACCTGATAAATTTAAGTTTATTGTAGCTCCACCCATACCATTGTTCATCATACCCTCTAATTTACTTAATGGTATAACGGCTTCACTCTCACGACCCTCGCCAATCATAGCAAGTGTAGGACTTGATACAATTCCACCATTAGCTAATTGAGGTATTGATAATTTCCCAATTTTACCAATATTTACGCCTGGTATTTTATTTAGTAAACCTATTATTCCATTAATATTATCAATAAAACTATTTATTTTATCACCAATAAATTTTAATACTGCGTTTATAGCGCTCTTTATTACAGCACCAAACATATCGCCAATTGCTACTGCTAATTTACCAAATATGTCGAATTTAGCTTGTAGGTATGCTAATGTGCCAACAACTAACATTATTCCAGCAACTATAGCCAATATAGGCAATGAGACTGTACCTAACGCAACAGCTGACGCTATTGCAAACCCAATGGCCGCAACTTTAGCAACTACAAACATCGCTGCCATAGCAGATATGATAGGTATAAAGTTATCAATTAAAAATGTAGCAACTGCTTTAATTTCAGTTTTGTGTTCAGTTAGCCATTTCGTAGCGTCTTGTACTGCAAGGCTTAATTGTGCAAATATACCACCTGGATCAATCTCGCCAGTAGCTTTATCTACGCCAAGTATTTCAAGTCCAACATTTCCAATTGTTTCCATTAAGTTAGATAGTTGACCGTTAAAAGTCATTGACTGCTTAATAGCTCCCTCAAACGCAAATTGGCCTTTTTGATTAGCTGTTTCAAGTGCTGCAAATAAAACTTCGGCTGTTACAGTTCCTTCTGATAAAGCATCTTGTAAGTTTCCTAATCCATGCTCTGTTACTTCACTTTGTAATGTTTGTGCAAATTTACCAGCTCCACTATTTAAAATCTGATAATAATCCTGTGTTTGTAGTTTTCCACGTGCTAAAGCCTGCGTAAGTGGTAATGTCAAACTTCCAAGATTAGCGCCAGTTGCACCAGCAATATCACCAACTTGTTGCATAACTTTACCTAAATCATCTACGGCCAAACCACTTGCTAGCCATGCTTTACCTGCGCTATTTATATCAGCTGTTGAAAATGCTGTAGCAAAACTAAATTTATATAATTGCTTTAGAACTTTTTGCGCTTCTTCTGCTGAACCTGTCATACTCTCGAACGATGCTGTAACACTTTGTAATTCTGACGCTTGTTTGATAAACGTACCTAATCCAAATCCGCCAGTAATAAGAGCTGCTGCTGTTACTTTAGTTAGTGATGCTATGCCATTTGCTACGCCGCCAAAAGCTGACGATGCGCTATTTGCAAATGATGCGAATGCTTTGTTTCCGTTATTAGCGATATTATTGCTTAGGTTTTTAGCCGATGTTTCAACTATATTTGCATCCTTAACAAATCCAGCAGTATCTATGCTAGCGTCATATTCAATTGAGCCTACAACTGTTGTTGCCATTATTCGTCTGCCTTTGCTGACCTGATAAGGTCGCTTGTTAATTCATTAAATGTTTTTGATGGTGATTTAGATTGTGATGATACTGAACCTATAAATGATGATTTAGCATTATTATATTCTGTTATCTTGCTTATTTTACGAGCAGCGACAAGTAGCCATGCCATAGTTTCTGAATTAATTTCATTATTTAATATAGCACTTACACCACCCCAACCGTAATATTTACCAAATTCAGCAATAGTTAAATGGTAATCATCAACTTTAATCGTGTCACCGTCTTGTTTCTCACGATTTTCAAGCCATTGTTTATCTTCTGGTTTTAACTCAAGATATTGCTTTGACATCACTATCAACCGTTTCAGATTGTCGTTTAATATCTTCTATAATATTATAAATAGCAAATGTCGGAGTATTACTAATCCATTGTTTAACTTGGTTATTTTCAGCAGTACCGTCATTAAACATTTCAATTAAATAGTTGAATATATTATTTTCTAATTTGTCACAAGTATCGTAATCAATATCTGTAGCTGTGTTATTTTCAATCTTACGTTGAATAAGTTGCAACCGTCTGTTTGATTGGCTAAAAGATAACTCATCACCAGCACCAGGGGCTTTCATAGTCCATGTATTTCCGTCAATAAGAATAGTTTTTATTTTAATATAATTACTGGTTTTTATTTCGTACATAATATCTCCTAGTTATCTAATATTATTATAGCAAAAAGACCTCATCAGAGGTCTTAATGTTCTAATTATGTTCTAATTAGCTTACAACTGGTAGTGTAGTTTCGGTTGTAGCATCGTAGTAGCTTTCAGCTAATAGATTACCAGTACCAAATCGTGCAACATTACCGTTTACATCTGGCTGTGCCAAAATACGAACAGGAATAGATATAACATCCGTTGGATTGTATGTTAATGACATATCCAATAGGGCTAGGCCACTATAAATGAATACATCGTTACTATCATTCTCATCGCAAGTATAATGGATATTAACAGGAGTTGGAGTTGTTGTAACACAACTATCAGCGTTAATAACTATGTTGCCTGATGTCTGTGGCGCTGTTGGCGCATTAAACCTATCTGGGAATATGTTTTTAAGATAATCCATAGCAGGTAGATAAAGCGTAAAAGTAGCTTCTGCGCTATCTAGTGAGCCAGCAGGTAATGTGAACTTACCGCCAAGTGTGTCAATCTCACGTGTAGCTTCAACAAAACTTGTTACAACTTCACTAAGCATTGATGCAGGAATAGTGATATTATTAATCGCTACCTCTGCCTTTCCACTCATTGTTGACATTTTATTCTCCCTTATTGTTTATCATATACAATTGTTGCGCCTAACCTATAAACAACTCTATCATTTTCATCTATTCCTAGATTCTCAATGTTGTCTAGCGTAGTTATTCTGCAATTTTTATATAATCTATTACTTATGTTTGGTATGACTGGCAATGCACAAATGTTGTCATAGTTGTCTTGTAAAAATGTTTTTATCTTCTCTAGTGTATCTTTACCTATAGTATTAGATGCACCACGTGAGTAAATATCAAATCTATAACTAGATAATCTATTTTGTGTTTGCGAATCACCACCCCTTGAATATATAGCAATACCAGTTTTACCAACTGGCAATACTTCTGAAAATAAATCAGTATTTAACGCTGATCCAAAACCATTTTCTAGTAAGTACTGTAGTAGATGTTCTGTTATCATTATATATCCTTTAGGTATCGTTTAATGTTTCTAGCATTATCATCACCAGCTCGCTCAAGGTATCTTAATGAGCTTGGTGTTTTTTTGTTTTCAAAGTGTCTGATTCTTGCATATGGTACTTCAGAACTACCAAATGTTATCGCCCAATGACCACTACTTTTTCTGACTACTTTTGCACTATTTATAAGTGCGCTTGTATCTTCTGGTGCGTTCATTGTGGCTACTTTGTGTATATCTGTAGCTAAAGTACCGACTGCAATATCAATCTTTGTTTCAGTTTCTATTGTCCACTGTTTTATTCTAGAGGTAAACTTGACGGCCATAATGATATACTCTCTTTTTTAAGTGTTACTCTGTAAAACTCAATATTCCCAGTATCAAAATCCATTCCCTCAACTTGACCAGTAATTCTGTATTCTACAGGCTCACCAGCGCTATTAGTTGCACGAATTCCATGACCGACCATATTACCACCTAAAGTCTCTACAAACGGCTCTGATGGCCTTATATGTATAGTTGAGGTTGAGTCATACGCTTCCATATTATCAACCTGAACCATACCGTCTCGAAGTTTAACTATTCCATCAGCTGTGAACTCATTGACGATATAATTACCTTCAAAGTTAGTTCCTAGTTGTAAAAACATATAAGATGCGTTAGCAAATAGGTCGAACATAGTGTTTTACTCGTCCATTCCTAAGTTGCGATAAATTACATTGACTATATTTGTTAATCGTCATTTCATTGGCGCTTACAAATTCGTCAAATGTCGTGCTATCTTTATAAGTTACTGAAAAGTCTTCAATCTTTTTTGACTTTACTTGACTGTCGGATTTTTGTTCGACTGCTATTTGGTTAAATAATTTAGCAATTAATAATTGTAAATCATAAGGTATGCAATCAAAGCCCCATACGGCATCAACTACAACTGTTCCACCTAATAGTTTATCAGTGAACTCAATGATGTTATACCATGATCCGTTATAGTCATTATTCTGTTTAATAATGTAGTCCGTAGTAGCTACGCCATCAACTTCAACGCTGACAACTGAACTAAATGGGTCTATATATAAACTACGATAACCATAGCGTGAATCATAGGTACGAGTACCACCATTGTCGCATAGGCTAAAGCAGACTAGCTGCTCTAACCTTTCGATTGCGATGTTAATGTACAAATCAAAGTTGTTTACTTCCGAAGAAGTGAGAGTACGATTAAGCAACTTTGCAACTTGTTCTTGTGTCATCTCGTACCCTCCTTAAATTAGCTTAATACAATGTTAGCAATAGCTACGGCTGAATTTGCGCTCATTAAAGCACCACCAGCATAAATCTCTTGTAGATATTCTTGTTTATTGCTCTTTAGTACAAAGTTTGTGTAAGCCTCGATAGAGTTATCACCAACAGTCTTGTAAGCACTTGGTACAAACAAGTAAGCATCGTGTTCGGTATCAGTAGCATCTGTAAACCAGTCTGGTTCAACTTTACCAGCAAAACCTAGAGCTGATACAACATCTGTTCCTGGGGCAAAAATGTATCCACCATTTACACCAACTTCAAGCAATAGATTTGTCAAGAAGCCTTTTTTAGCAATAATGTATACTTCACCATCAGCTGTGATTAAATCACGAGCTTTTAGCAATGATTCATATTTGCTTTCACCAACTTCAGGAGTATAAACCTGTGCGTAACCAGTTGCTGCAATAGCATCTTCGCTGATTGACATAAATGAGTCAATCTTGAACTCATCTTCTGCAACACGACCATCACCAATAACAATTGCTCGCTCGATTTCACGTACAATACGGCGTGGCAATTCAGTTAGTACATAAGTAACAAGAGCGGCAGTATCTCGATTTTCTCGGATGTCCTCTTTGTTAAGTGTAATGTACTTGTAAATAAATTGAGCACGGATAGTACGATCGCCAAGTGTGATAACCTGTTCGCCCTTATCAGCACCACGTGTGTGGCCTTTTGCTCGGCTAGTCTCACCAGTAACAGTGTCGATAGCGTTACGGAATACAGTTAGGCCAGTCTTAGATACTAAGCTCCAGATTTCTCCACCCTCTTTAAAAGCGTCTTCAATTGAGCTAATCAATGCTGTTGGCAATAGGATTTCAGGATTGCTGATACCCATTGTTACTAAGTGTTGACCCCAAGCGGCTTTGACATCTTTTGCTTCTTTACCAGCTTGTCCTACTAGAATGTTTGCAAAGTCAGAGATAGCACCTTTAGTTTTTAGGTAATCTGCACTTGCTTTTACTTCAACACCAGCTAATGCACTTGGTGCAATAACTTGTGATTTGGCAATTTCTTGTTCCATTTCGTTTATTTCCTTGACCTCATCGGTCTGTTCGTTAATTTTTACTTCTAATTCTTCGTTTGTCTCTGTAGTTTCAATTATTTCAGCTACATCAGCAGTTTGTTCAACAACTTCAATATCTTCAATAACATCTTCTACTTGTTCAACTGAATCAGTTACTTTGCTATATAGACTAGCTAATGAGCTTTTAGTAGCTGACATGCTGAACGCAAAACCACCGAATGTATTTTGGATTGGTTCTGGTTGTTCAACTCGTTTGACTGATTCAGCGACTTCATCAGCAAAACCTAGTTCGACAGCTTTATCGGCTGACATCCAAGTTTCTGCATCCATCATTGAAGCAATCTCATCCGTTGATAATCCAGTTCTATCAGCGTAGATAGGTATCATACTTTCTTCAATATTTAAGAGAATTTGTTTCTCTTTCTCCATATCATCTGCATTACCAATTACTAATGAAGATGGTTTATGTATCATCATCATAGTTCCTGGTGACATGATAATTTTATTACCAGCCATAGCAATGATTGAAGCTATTGAAGCAGCAAGCCCATCAACTCTGATTGTTACATCTGCGTTGTATTCTCGTAGTGCGTTATAAATTGATAGTCCTGCAAAAACGTCACCACCTGGACTGTTAAGAATAACAGTTAGTGGTCGACCTGATTGTTTTGCTAGTTCTTCACGAAAAGCTTGAGGTGTAACCTCATCGCCCCACCATGATTCACTAGCAATTGGACCGTCAAGTATAAGCGTAGACTCCGAACTTTCAACAGCATTTGTGAATTTCCAGAATTTATTCATTTGCTTTTACCCTTTTTTAATATTACAAACATTCATAGTACGTTCTTATGAACTTTGTTCTAATTATGTTCTATTACTAGTTTATCAATTAATATTGCTATCTGTCTATTCGTATTTAACAAATACGTTGCTAGCTGAACCTGTAACGGTTAAGTACAGGCCGTCATTGAATAAAGTTCCACCTGCTCCGTCAAGTTCAATTACAAGTGGTTGCGTCTGTGCGCCCATTGTACCTGATGACCAAATTAATCTTCCAGAGGTTGATAATCCGTCATATACACTAACGTTGCTACCATTAACAATTCCACTTAAATTCATAACATGAAGTGACCCAGGACCAGTTTTTAATAGTCTTCCTGCTGTAGTGCCTTGATTAAATACGGTTACAGCTTGTGTGGTTAAAGCGCCGAGCCTATATACTAATGATGTAATAGTTTTCATTGACATAGCAGCACCAACACCAGTATTAAATGTGTCTAGGAATGGTCGTAATTGAAGTGTACCAATTTTAACATCTTCAACTAATGACGCAACGTGAATT